AAGACAAGAACGGAGTCATGTCTTGAGCTACGATTCCGATAACATCAGAGAGTGATTCTCTGTTTGTATTAAAATCGTAGGTTTTTAATGCAGTAGTCTGTGCCATGATTAAAATCCTTTCGTTAGATTAATCTCTTAATGAAAGATCTCAATGAATCCCTATCTCCTTTTTTAGCTGCGGCAACAAGGTCTTTGTCTGTAGTCCCTGCGTTCTGTGATCCCGAGCCATCAGAACTTTCGCTTTTTACGGGTTTTGTTTTACCTGTAGCAGTCTTGATAGCGTGGTCAATTAGTTCGGCTTGATATTTTAACTTGTAAGCTGCCTCTAGATTTCCGATTTGGTTATCTTTGGCATACTGCAAGATCTCTCTCCTTCTAAATTGAGGTCTACCATCTTTACCAGAGTATTTCATCTCAAGCTGACGCATTGTGTTGTCCAACTTTTGATCTTCCTCAATCTGTTTGAGTTTGGCTTCGACTTCTGTCTGATCCATAAAACCCATCTTCTTGAGTTGTTCTCTGATTAACTGCTCTTGCTGTTGTTGAGCTAGGTCTTGTTGTGATTGTGGCTGAGGTGGTTGGTAATTTCTAGCTTCTCTTAAAGCCTTTAATTCTCCTTCCAGTCTCAGTTTCTCCTCACTAAGAGCTTTGTTTTTACTATTAATTTCTGAGAAGCGTTCATAAGGAACACTCTCACTAACCTTTTTATCCTCACTTGACCCAGATTGATCGGTCTGGCTCTCCTGCGATACTTCGGCTGTGTTTTCGACTGACGAGGTCTCTGTTGTCTCAGTTGTTACGTCTTGAGTTACTTCGTCCATAACTCTCCTTTCTTTGCTTACGATTTTTACGAGTTCCAGTTCTCGATGAGCATATAATTTGTTTGGCTGTTAAGCCTATGAAGGCTTATTGCCTAAGTAAGTCGGACAATCCAATGACGAACTGAAAAGACAGATAGAAGTGAAGCTCCCGTTGCTGTCCGACTTATTTAAGTAACAAGCTTTATTTTTAAGGTTCTTATCTACCAACTCCCTGTACTACTTGGTCTCTGAAGTTCTGGATTGCCTGTAATATGTCTGGCTCTAATCCTTGAGCTTCCTCAGTTTGTAAGAATTGGTCAATAAATTGTGCATAACCTGGGGATAACCTTGCAGGTACTTGAGGCATTCCACCGTTGATAATGGTTCTAATTGCTGCGGCTGCTTCACCACCATCACTAGAAGGTTGTTCTAGCTCCATTTGTTGTGATTGTTGATCTAGCTGGTCTTGTCTATCTTGTGTTTTCTTCTCTCTGATCTTCTTAATCACGTCAGCGATGTTACTTACTTGGAAGATGTCTAAGACGATGTCTTCAGGTAAACCATCTGGGAAGAATTGATAGATCTCTTTAAGTGATTCTTTTCGGGCTTCAGGTGTAAATCCTAGCCATGAGGTGATAGATACATCTACGATGTTCTTTTCAGGTACTACAGCAACTCCTTCAGGGATTTGATCTCCCATCGCATCAACTACTGGTGATGTTTCACCGATAATCTTCATAAATTGGCGTTCACCTGTGTAATCAATAGGAATAATGTTTTTGTAGTCTTGGTAGTATTGAGATGCTAACCAAAGCATATACTCATAAGCATCTTCTAAGAATTCTTCTAAGTTATCTACTAATTCAGCCATGTTGTTAGAGTCACCGACTTGTAGTGCTTCAATAGCTCTACCTGATGATCCTGCACTAGGAATACGTCCACTTGTAGCGTCTTGCATAGCTCCCATGTCTTGCAAAAATCTGTCTCCCATTTCTACTTGTTGGAAAATTGCTGCACTAAGAGGTGCTACTGGTTGATGTTGGATGTTATATCCACGTTTCTTTTCAATGATTTGTCCATGTTGGTTATTTACAATACGAACACCAGCTCCTTTATCAGCGATGTACTTTCCTTTATTCATAATGAGGTTGTACTCAACGATAGAAGAGACTGCTGAGTCAATCATCTTATTTGCGTCAATTAGGTTTTTAACCCAACCTTGGCCATACATTTGTAGAGGTTCAACGTCTGATCTAAGTCTAAAGAAAGGAAGTTGTCTTGTATTAACTTCTTCAGGTTTACGTATAAACTTATCTCCAGCTAATGATGCTACCCACACCTTATTTTTCTCTTTCCACCAACATTCTTTGACAATAACAGTGCCGTCTTTCTTTCCTGAGTTAAGAGTGCTTGTGCCTCTCTCGTGTGCTAATAGTCTGCCTTTAACAGTAGATGATGCTTCTTTATTATCAGGTGATACTTGCTCCACCATCTTCTTGTCATACTTCTCATCTTCCATTAAATCAGAGATTCTTCTTCTAACAGCAATGATTGCGTACTTCATTTCCTCTGGATGTCTGGCTCTTGGATCAGGATAGAAGTCATAAGGATCTACAACGTTAATCTCAATGTCCTCACCATTCCAAAGGATCTGCCACCAACCTACACTATATTTAAGTGCGTGCCATAGAGATGACTTAGTCTTCATTGAAAGACGATCTCTCTCGTGCTTGTACTCTAGCCATTTAGTTAGGTTAGTTGCTTGATCTAGGGTATCTTCTGTTAAGTTTTCAGGGGTAACTTGTGGCTTAGGTTTATTTCTTAGAACGTAGTTTCTAACTGCTCTTAGAGTGGTATAAGTCTTGTTGATAGTAACCTTTGGCCTACCATCAATAGTCTTGTCTCCTCCTACAATCTGCTTAGTGTTTTTGTCGTATCTAGCGTAGTGATCTCCGTTTACAAATAGGTCATAAGTAAACCACTGCCAGTCGTAATTCTTTCTCTCTCCCTCAGCTTCGGAATACCATCTTGATAATTTAGTATATAGTTTTTTACTAGCTCTCATTTAAGATTTCCTCCTTAGCGTCAAAGATAGAGATAGTATCGTCATCATCTTCAACTATTTGATTTGGTTCTTCTTTAAGGGATTTATACTCTGTAATATCTTTACTCATTAATCTATCTACAAGGTCTTTACGTTCTAAATATCCTAATACAAGGGATAAAGTTGTGATTATTCCTAAGATGATGATTAAGGCAATTTCCATAATTTAACGCAAAAAAACCGACCCTATGTTAAGGTCGGCTCATATATTCTAAGAGTCGTTACTTATTTATAATGCTTTTGGGCTAATTTGTCAATGATTTTTGCTTGTGAGGTTCTCTTTCTTAAACACATAAGATATTTTACCGTTGTTGTAGTGAGCTTCTACTATCCCAAAGGCGTTACCATTTGTCATACTCGCTAGTGCTTCTATGAGCTTTACATAGTTCTTATCAAACTTAGATAGAGTGTGGAGTGTATAAAGATCAGGGAAGAACTCTTTAAGCTGTAACTCAAAAGGAGTTTGAGATGTCGTATGAGTCTTGGAAGAAATCATTATCTTCTTGTGGGACAGATTTGGGGACATAGGTTCCTTTGAGTCTACCACGTCCGATGTCTTTTTTCTTTTTAACATATAAATGATCGTACATAGAGTTAAGGTCGGCTAAACTGTCTAATGCGTGATCTCCTACTTTCTCAGGGTTTTCACTGTCTCCTAGTCGTTGTTCTTTGTAGGAGTAAGTTTCAAACTCTCTAATTAAGTTTTCACAACGTGGGTGTATTTTTATCTTATCAGATCGCAATCTTTCTGATAACTTGCTAATTTTCCATCTAACATATTCTGTGTTCTTTTCTCCTGATTGTTTGTTGGTGGGAATGAAGTCGTGACCAAAGTCTAATAGTTCTGCTATATCTCCAGCTTGTGCAGAGTCCATAGTGCTTAATTCATACTCTGATACTCCCCAAACACTATCTTTTAATTCAAGCTCCTTAATAAGTAGGGTGTTGGTTAGTCTAGTCTTATAGATCTCGTCTACTACATACCAGTTATCGTCTTTATCTGACATCACATATATTACAGCGGTAGGATTGGTAAAACCTCTATCACATCCTCTAAGCCAGTACTCTACAGGGAAATTGTCTATTTTCTCAACGTGTTTATCCCTACTAAATTCTTTATAGACTAAACCAGTCATCTTCTTAAACTCTCCTAAGACTTCCTGAGCAAATGAATCCTCGTCCATCTCTTCTCTCATAGCTTCGATTTCTTCTCTTGGAATGTATGGGTTGTCGTATGTGGTGTAGTGATAATATATCCAGTCTTTGTGTTTTGTTTCTGCTAAGTCTTTGAAGTGGTTAAATCCATTAGGAGTAGAGATAAACCAAACATCAGCTTGTGAGTCAGCCAAGGTGGGACGCATAACTTTACATACCTCATCCCATTTATTGATAAAGGCTGTTGCATCAAACACACAAAAATCTATTCTCACACCTCTTAGAGAGTCAGCATCTTCAGCTCCTTTAA